TTTAAATCAACTAAAATCATTTATCATCTTCCGGTTCTGGAAACTCAAAGTCTGGTTCAAAAACAATTTCTGTTTCATTATCATCCCCAAAGTCTAATTTATGTTGTGGTAAATCCTTCGGTTCTAAAACTTTACTATAATTAATTACAGGTTGTACTTCACCTTTTGCATTATGTTCAACAGTAATTATTTTATCAATTAAAGCTTGTGCAAGATGTTCTTTACCAAAATCTCGCATAATCATACCTCTTAAAACTTCTGTTATTAATGCTAAATCACCATAGAAATGTTCTTTATTTATATCACAACCTATATCTACTAAATGTCTGATTACATCTATTGCAACTTCATCAATAGTATGTTCAATCATTTCAGTTTCTTCTTTATGATAATTTGTTTCTTCTATCAAATTATTAATTTGTTCTTCAGAAATCTTGTTCTTTTTAGTTCCAGGAAACTGTATTATGTTGTCTTTATCTTTGGTCAACTTTTTCTCCTTTGAAATTAACTAGACCTTGGTCATCTAAGTATTCAACTAACTGATGATATCCTCCAATCAATTCTCCGTTAATTTTTATTTGTGGAATTGTTCTAACATCTTTACCTATGTCTTTCTTAAAACTTTCAACAGAATCAAAATTTTCAAATTTCTTTTCTGTATATTTTAATCCAAGGTTATCTAACATAACCTTGGACTTAGAACAATAGGTACATTTATCTTTACTGTACAGTACTATTCTCATTTTCTATTTCCTCATTGGATGACATCATATCATCCCATATTGTATTTGCTTGACTATCTCTAGACTGATAAGCATCCACAGCCTGTTCTACTGTGTAGTTATACATCTTATTTAACTCACCCATAGGTAGTCTTAATCCAACATATGCACGATAATTACCATCTTTAGTAATCACCACATCTTGTTTAAAGACTTCATACCCACGAACAGGAGTATTTTCGATAGAATTGACAATGGCACTTTCAACTTCTGTAACTACTTCTTTACTTTGAGTTTTACCAACTTCAGTAATGAACTGTTTACTTTGTTTATTCATGGTACCTTTTATCATATCAGCAATTTCAGATTTTGCAACCATCTTTGCCTTCTCAATCGCAAGGTTTAAATCAGGCGATACTGAAGTACCTGCCCCAAATATACACATACCTTCATGAGTTTCATCACCACACATTTTCATGTTTGTATAATCTGCCATAAACCAACCAGGTACTTGTGTAACAACATCACCACTTTCACTTTTTAAAGCGTACATTGGATTATTCATTGTTGATGTACATGCACCTAATGTTAGTGCTAAGGCAACTATCATTATGTTTTTCATTATATTACTCCTATCACTCTGTCAATAACACTATTTATACTACTACTAAGATGTATCACAACCTCTTCAATTGTAACATCAGTCATAGTTATAATGATAAATGCCAAAGTAAATATTATCACATTTTTTATCATTGGACCTCCCAATCGCCATCTTTTGTAAGACATGCTTTTCCTGGCGTATTAAAAGCATGATTCGGTCTATCATAGTATCTACAATACCTAGGAGTATTTGTATCTCTATAATAAAATTCTGAATACAATTCCCAATAACCTGGTTCATCAAAGTTTTTTCTGCCGTCTGCACAGATTAATTGTTCTTCTTTTGTAACCACATCATCTTTAATTGTTGTTGTAATCTTTGTAAAACAATTTTGTTGTTTTATTGGTTTTATTTTAGGGTGATATTCTTCACCTGCATTTGCAACACTAACTGTATATCCCATTAGAACTACAAATAATATAAAAGCAATCCATGCTAAAGTGTGGTCATCCATTTTCATTTTCTTACCTCCCATTTACCTGTGTAAGGATTTTTATATGGTTTCTCTACCCAGCGTCCGTCTGGTAATTGACATGCATTGCCATGCTCAACTCTCCTATCAATATTACCCATACCAATAACTGGCCATGGACTTGTAATATCAACGGTCACATTATAACTAGCACATTTAAAAGGTCCTTCACGATATAAATTTGTTGTTTTTATTATACCACTATTACCTGTCTTTCTGTTGAACCAATTTGTATATGATTGACCTGATGTTGCAACATTCATATGGTCTACAAAAGTACCATAGTGAACATCATAGTCTGAATCATACATCATTTCGGCACCTGCTAATGCACCTGCAAGTGTGCATGTTGCAATTACATATGGATTGTCAATACCCATTTGAACACAGGCGACTGTCGTTGTTGTTGCACCTAAACCGGCGCCGATATGTGACCGTGTTGCCAAACATCCTTGTAAGGACAACCCAATCAATACGATAGCGAATGTTCTAAGCATTCTTTTTTGCTGGATACCTATTATATTTTCCTTTATCATTTGCTATCTCTCTACATAACTGTTGTATGTCTTTAATCATCATGTCAATGTCATTATCTGATTCTCTTTCAGTAACATCATCTTTATGACCATATTTTGCTATTCGTAATTGTTCTGACTTTTCATAAATTACTCGTACTTTATCGCACATTGAACTTATTTTGTGATACATTAGAATTGCCTCCAACTTGTAACTGATTATCATATGGGGTAGGTGCCCCGAAGGGCACCATTCTCACATTAAGAACTGTAAGCGAAACCTGTTCCATAAAGTTTCTTGATACCAGCGGCCACAATCGCTTTAGATGGTGTACCCATACGATATGAAGTGTTGTTACCATTAGTACCTGTGTTTTCATTGATATAAATCATATGTCCTTCTGAGCGTAATGTATCAACCATTGCTCTAGGTGATGTTAAATCAAATCTACTTCTTAGGGTTCTCCAGAATACTGGTTGTCCTTTAGATAGTAAGTTTAGTACTTTTTCTTTTTTGCTTAGTCTAGCTCTTGCCATTATATTTTCCTCTTTGTTGTTATATAAGTGTGTTTTAAGTCCACATGACTATTACATTTATAGTAATTCTTTGTATTATACGGTATTTCAAAGCGTTTGTCAAGCTTTATTTTCATCTTTTTTATGTTTGACATACCCTCGTTTATCTCGCTTTTTCTTATCCACCTCAACGGTAGATTTACAAAACCGTTTTAACCATTTTTGTACGAAATTTCTAGGTTTCATTAAAATTTCTCATACTCTATTTGAATATCTCCTCTATTATCATAATAATAATCACCTAATAAAAATACAACATCTTTTTCATGATTTTCTAATATTGTTTGATATGTAGTTTCAACTTTATTACTACCCTTAATCGGTGACCATATATCACCATCAACAGGTGCCATCATAATTGCAAGTCTTGTACATTCTGCTTGATGTAAGATAAATATATGCCAGTTTTTTTTCATTTGACCTGCCCTCATATTACCTTTAATTTTACCGTCTTCTATTGAAGATGATTTTATTTCTAATTTTACTTTCTCACAATGTGGAACATTTAAATCAGGAAATATTATATCAGCGTCTCCTTCTTTACCGATAGGAGTTTGTACATTAAAATGTTCATCAAGAGCATTTGCAAAACAAGATTGAGCAAAGTTTGAAACAACTCCTGTAAACTGACCTTTTTCCCAACCTAGTTTAGAATCAAATATTAAATTTACAGGATGTTTACGCTTTTTATTTTTTAATATACGCTTTCTAATATATCTCAATTCTTCTTTTAAATCACCAATTGCCTTATCAGTTACATCTGGTTTAACTTTAGTTAAAAGTTTACCAAAATCTATCGCATTGGGATTAGGTTTTGCTTGTGCAGCTTGCCAATTTGTTATTGTTTTGTAAACTTCTTGTAAAGAAGTGCCATGTTTTGATTCTTTATTATCTAAATCAATTAAATCTTGTGTGTCTCCTTGTATATCTACAATCTCTTTACACATTCTATATGATTCAGGCGTTGTTGACCACTCTTTACATAATCTTTTAAATTCTCTAGTTTCCATATCCATTCCCATTTCCGAAAGATAAGCATCCCGATATTCTTTTAAAATATTATACTTCTCATTCCAATCATGAGGTCTAAAAATATTTGAACCTGCCCTATCTCGTATTTCTTGAAGTCTAGAGGTTTTTCCTTTTTGTTCATGCCACTCTATCCACATCAATTCATCAGGACCAAATTCATCCTCAGCGGCTTGTGTTCTACTATTTCCTACTATGACGGTCATATCAGATTTTCTGACCATTAGAGGTTGTTCTTGTATATGTAATCCTCGCACTTTCCTACTTTTGAAAGATGTTCTTAATGCTGTTTGATTTAGTTTTTCTTTTTTCTTATTATTATAGGTGTTTTTATTGTTAGGGTCAATAGTTAAATCTCCTACTCGTATAAACTTTTTACCATCTTTTTCTATAATTTTACTTTTCATTTGCTGTGTCCTCACTACTCATTAATAATACAATATAATGTATTGCCTTTAATAAATCTTTACGGTTTTTACCGTCTTTCTTACCATATCTGCAAAGATACTTAATCGCATTTGCCTGGCAGAAATCTTTATCTATATCTAAATGTCGCAACATATCTTGAACTTGCATACCATCTTCTGTGGTACTGTAATGTTGTTTATAGGTGCCTTGAATATAGACACCTATCTCATGTAGTATTTG